AGAGGGACCCTTTTTTTGTCTAGCGTCAGACGCCAAATGCCCTAAACCCTTGCGCCGCAAGGGATCTCATGCGTCTTAGATAAGACACGCCCTAAGAGGGTTTAACAGGGTTTAGTGGTATTTAAACTAAACTCGGTTTCGTTTAACTGAGTGCTAGTCACGTTCGCTGAGTTTGCAGCGATCAGGGGTTGCAGCAAGGGGGCAGTGACCCATGCGACCAAGAGCAGGATCGCTGCTGCTGTTGTGGTCAAGGACAACAAGCGGTGGCTGGATCGCGACCTAGCGCTGGAGCTGTGGAACAAGAACACGGTTGCCAATGCGCAGAGCAAGGTGAGCCGCCCGGATCCTGTGGTTGAGGCGGTGCCGCCACCACGCGATGCGGATGAGTTGAAGCGTCGCGTGAATGGGTTACCGGATGATGCGATCCCGGATCTGAATGAGAGCAGGGCGCGACGTGAGCATTATCAGGCGGAGCTGGCGAAGCTGCAGGTGACGCAGCAGCGCGGCGAGCTGGTGCCTGCTGATGAGGTGAAGAAGGAGGCGTTTAAGGTTGGCCGCGGCGTGCGGGAAGCATTGGCGAATTTGGCGGATCGGTTGAGCCACCAACTGGCTGGTGAGACGGATCCGACCGTTATCCATCAGGTGCTGACGCAGGAGCACCGCGCGGCGCTGGTGGAGCTGTGCAATGAATAGCGCTTGGCGTGATGGGTTCTTTGATGGCCTGCGGCCTGAGCAGCCGCTAACGGTGAGCGAGTGGGCTGATCGGTATCGGCGGTTGAGCAGCAAGGCAAGCGCGGAGCCGGGTCCGTGGCGCACCGATCGCACGCCGTACCTGCGCGAGCCGATGGACTGCCTAAGCAGCGAGAGCACGGTGCAGCGGGTGGTGATGATGTTCGCGGCGCAGACCGGCAAGACGGAGGCCGGCAGCAACTGGCTGGGCTACGTGATCGACCATGCACCAGGTCCGATGCTGTGCGTGCAGCCGACAGTTGAGATGGCGAAGCGGCTGAGCAAGCAACGGCTGGAGAGCATGATCACGGAGACACCGTGTCTGGCGGAGAAGATTGCACCTGCAAGGGCGCGGGACTCCGGCAACACGATGTTCAGCAAGGAGTTCAGCGGCGGCATCATGCTGCTGACCGGAGCCAATAGCGCGACGGGTTTGCGATCAGCGCCTTGTCGGTACCTGTTCTGCGATGAGGTGGACGGCTTTCCTAGTGATGTGGACGGCGAGGGCGACCCGGTTGCGCTGGCGGAGCGCAGGACGACGACGTTTGCGCGGCGGAAGATCCTGCTGACCAGCACACCAACCGTAAAGGACTTCAGTCGGATCGAGGCGGAATATCTGCGCAGCGATCAGCGGCGGTTCTATGTGCCATGCCCGAAGTGCGGCGCAATGGAATGGCTGAAGTGGGGGCAGTTGAAGTGGGATGAGCGCAAGCCGGAGACAGTGCGCTATCAGTGCGAACACTGCGGCGAGCGATTCGAGGAGCTGCACAAGCCGGCGATGCTGCGCGCTGGTGAATGGCGTGCAACGGCACCGGCCGGCAATGGCCGAACGGCTGGCTTCCAACTGAGCGGGCTCTACAGCCCACTGGGCTGGTGCAGTTGGGAGCAGCTGGTGGATGACTTCCTGCGTGCCAAGGGCGATGCACCGGCGCTTAAGGCGTTCGTGAACACGCGCCTGGCGGAGACATGGGAGGAGGACTATGCGGCGAAGATCAGCGCCGATGGATTGATGGAACGCCGGCTCGCGTATCGCAGTGGGCTGTGCCCTGCTGGTGTCGTGCTGCTCACTGCTGGCGTTGACGTGCAGGACAACCGGCTAGCGGTGACGGTCTGGGGATGGGGCGAGGGCGAGACGGGCTGGATGATTTGGCATCAGGAGCTGATGGGTGACCCGACGCAGACGGAAGTATGGGGGCAGCTGGATCAGGTGCTGGCGACTGAGTGGGACACGGAGAACGGCAAGACGTTGAAGGTCGCGCAGATGGCTGTGGACTCTGGCGGCCACTGCACGCATGAGGTGTACCGCTACGTGCGCGATCGCGTGGGCCAGGGCGTGGTTGCAATCAAGGGCAGCAGCAGGCGCAACAGCCCAGCGGTTGGCAAGGGCAGCAAGGTTGACGTGAACTGGCGCGGCAAGGTGCTGAAACGTGGCGTGACGCTGTATCAGCTGGGCACCGACACGATCAAGACGACGCTGTTCGGCCGGTTGCGCCACAACCAACAGGCTGGCGGGTTGAACTTCGGCATGGCTGCTGATGATGAATACTTCAGGCAGGTGACCAGCGAACGGCAGGCATTGCGGTATCACCGCGGGTTCCCGATCCGAGAATGGGTGAAGAAGGCAGGCGACCGCAACGAGGCGCTTGATTGCATGGTCTATGCGTATGCGGCGATGTTGCTGTATGGCAGGAGGATGAATCAGGCGACGATGTGGGATCAGTTAAGAGTGCAACTGGAGGAAGGCAAGAGAGCACCGCTAAGATCAAGGAAGAGAGCAGCACCTGCGGCTGCGCCTGCGTTCGTCAGCAACTGGTGAGGCCGTGAGGATCCCCGCATCAATCAGGGCAGGCGACACGATTCAGTGGCGTGATGATGCTGGCGTTGACAACCTGGGCAACACCGTTGGCAGCGCGGATTACGAATTGACCTACTGGTTGCGCACCAACACGGCAAGCGAAGGCGCGAACGTAACTGGCACGGCATATGGCACGGGCTGGGAGCTCACGATCTCGGCGGCCACCAGCGGCGGATTCGATGCTGGCCAGTGGTATTGGCAGGCGATTGCGAGCAAGGCCGGCTCAGTGATCACGCTCGGTGCAGGGCAGCTGACAGTTGAGCGGGCGCTGAGCTATGCCGGCACACCCGGTGCGGTTGATGGTCGTACGCAGCTCGAGCAGGATCTGGCGGCTGTGCAGGCTGCAATCCGATCGCTGATCAGCGGTGGTGCAGTGCAGCAGTACAGCATCGGCAACCGCAGCCTGAGCCGTTACAGCCTGAGTGATCTGATGGCGCTGGAATCTAAGCTGAAGGCTGAGGTGAAGCGAGAGCAGATGGCGCAGCTGATGGCCAATGGTCTCGGCAATCCGCACAACCTATTCGTGAGGTTCTGATGGGATTGCGCACGCGGCTGTTTAAGGCAATGGGGTTTGAGCCGGTACGGCCCCATCGGCGTGCGTATCAGGGTGCGCGTGTCAGCAGGTTGACGGCTGACTGGGTGACCAGTGGCACCAGTGCCGACAGCGAAATCAAGAGCAGCTTCAAGGCGTTGCGGAATCGCGCGCGTCAGCTGTGCCGCGATAACGACTATGCGCGGCAGGCATTACGGGCGATCCAGAACAACGTGATCGGTCATGGCATCCGCCATCAAGGGCAGGTGCGGATGCTGCGTGGTGGCCGATTGGATGAGGCCATCAACGGTCAGATCCACGAGGCATGGGAGAAGTGGATGCACAAGAGCCGCTGTGATGTGAGCGGCATCCTTGGCTTCCATGACATCGAGCGCCTGCTGGTGCGCAGCATGGCGGAGAGCGGCGAAGTGTTCGTGCGGATGATCCGCCGGCCGTTCGGCGATAGCAAGGTGCCGTTTGCGTTGCAGGTGCTCGAGGCTGATTACCTGATTGACGACGACATCCCGCAGGCTGCTGAAGGCAACACCGTGCGGATGGGCATCGAGGTGGATGGCTACCTGCGGCCGCAGGCTTACCACTTCTACGCGAACCACCCTGGCGATACCTACGCCGGCAACCCGCGCACCAATGGCCGTCGCGTGCGTGTTCCTGCTGATGAGGTGATCCATCTGTTCCTGCCGGAGCGGCCGGGGCAGACGCGTGGCGTGACGTGGTTTGCGTCAGCGCTGATGCGGCTACACATGCTGCAGGGGTACGAGGAGGCGGAGGTGGTGCGCGCTCGTGCAAGCTCCGCACTGATGGGCTTCATCAGCAGCCCTGAAGGTGAGCTGATCGGTGATGAGGTTTACGAGGGCGACCGGGTTAGCGAATTCACGCCCGGTGTGTTCAAGTATCTGGCTCCTGGTGAGTCGGTATCGGTGCCAGATCTGAATGCACCCGACGGGCAGCTGGAACCGTTCACGCGTTCAATGCTGCGTGCTGTGGCGGCTGGCGTTGGCGTCAGCTTCGAGAGCATCAGCAAGAACTTCTCAGAGAGCAACTACAGCAGTAGTCGGCTGAGCCTGCTGGAGGAGCGCGACACGTACCGGGTGCTGCAGCGCTACATGGTGGAGAACTTCCACCAGCAGGTGTTTGAGTCATGGCTTGACATGGCCGTGCTGAGCGGCACGCTGAACCTGCCGGGCTATGAGACCAACCCGGATCGCTACCGCGCCAGCCGGTGGGTGCCACGCAGCTGGGAGTGGGTGGACCCGCAGCGTGAGGTAGATGCCTACAAGACTGCGGTGCGATGTGGCTTTAAGACGCTGGGCCAGGTGATCGCAGAGCAGGGCGGTGACCTTGAGGATGTACTGGTGGCACGTCAGGCTGAGCTGGCCATGCTGGATGAAATGGACATCGTGACGGACACCGATCCGAGCGAGGTCACAGAAGGCGGCGCAGTTCAGGTGGCGAAGATGCCAGGCAGTGAGCCTGCATTTGACGAGACTGATGCGCCGATGGAGGAAGAGGAATACGAAGAAGAATCCGTGCTTGAGGATCCAACTGAGGCGCCTGAGGACTGATGGCAATCGTTGCTGGCGAACAGATCGACCTGATGCCAACTGATGGCATGAGGGAAGAGGCCCAGCGTTACCGCGACTGGAAGGATGATGGCGAAGCTGGCGGCACTGAGGTGGCCGCGGCCAGAGCGCGTCAGATCCTGAGCGGTGATGAACTGAGCGCCGACACTGTGATCACGATGGCGGCATGGTTTGCACGCCACGAGGTTGACAAGCAGGGCGAAGGCTTTAGCCCTGATGAGGATGGATACCCATCACCCGGCCGCGTTGCATGGGCGGCATGGGGCGGCGATCCCGGTCAGAGTTGGGCTAACGCAAAGGCCGATAGAATCAAGGCATTGCAGGATAGAAAGATGGAAGAGGCGCGGCCTTATCCAAATGAGCACGCTGCCCGTATGACTGACCCCGATCAGTACGACGAACTGCGTCGTGAGAACAACGCTGGTGGTGAAGGCGTTGATTTCATCTATGGCATCAAGGAAGGCGAGAGCGAGATTCAAGCAGTGCGGTTCGATGCGCAGCAGTTCACGCCTGACGAGGCGCGCCAATGGCTGGCTGACAACGAGATGGATCCCATCATGTTTGAGGAGGCCACTGGCGAGGAGCGCACCATGCCCGGCATTGGCCGCCATCAGCGCGCTGAGCTCACCACCTTCGATGAGGTGGAGGATCGCACCTATGAGTTTCCCTTCAGCTCTGAGTTTCCTGTTGCCCGTTACTTCGGCAACGAGATCCTGAGCCATGACATCAAGGCTGCTGATCTCAGCCGCTTGAACGATGGCGCCCCGCTGCTGTTCAACCACAACCCTGATCGCGTGATCGGTGTTGTTGAACGCGCTTATATCGATGGCAAGAAACGACGCGGTTACGCTCGAGTGCGGTTCAGCCGCAACCCATTCGCTCAGGAAGTCTTGAGCGATGTCAAGGATGGCGTTCTACGAAACGTCTCCTTTGGTTACTCCATTGACAAAATGGAGGAACGCGGCAGCGGCGACTTTGTTGCTACTGCCTGGTCTCCTTATGAGGTTTCGGTTGTGTCGGTGCCGGCTGATCCCGGCGTCGGCATTGGCCGAGCTCTTGAGGCCGAGTCCGCTGCCTCGGCAGCACCAACACCCGATCCCATTCCTTCAATGGAAAACACCACCACTGATCTGGCCGTGGTGCGGGCCGAAGCCGCTGAGGCTGAGCGCTCCCGCATCGCTGGCATTTCTGCACTGTGCGACAAGCACAACATGGCCGATCTCGGCCGCCAGCTGATCGAGTCTGGTCGTTCTATCGACGAGGCCCGCGCTGCTGTGCTCGACAAACTC